GAGGCAACTACGCGGATAGCTTGCCCATCCACGGCCAGCGAGTTAGCCGGGAGCGTGAAGGACTGTAGGGTAGTCTCGGTGACATTGGCAGCGGTGCCAACGGCAGCGATAGGGGATGCTAGGCGGCTCTCTTTGGGAGCCCCGGTGTTGATCCGCATTAGTACTCCGTGGCCCCGAAGGTCTTGCCTGTGGTGATGCAGAATACGTTGACGGCCTGATTGGTGTTTACGTCAGCCGAGGAGCCAGCGGTGAGCTTGAAGCCCGTGCCGACAGCAGCAACGATGCCGGTCTCCGTAAGCCACATATCCGTGTCCGAGGTGTTCTGAAAGGTCAGACCCCGACGAGCACGGTTGATTGGAGCTACGGCCTGAGAGACACCACCAGCAGTGATGGTGCCTCCACGATTAACGCCCTGATAGAGCAGGCCACTCATTATGCAGTGACCGTAGCGACATAGGTAACGGTCTTGGCATTGTAGCCGCCCGAGGCAGCAACAGACGCCGTGATGACCGAGGTACCCGTGGTAAGAGGAGTGATAGCGCCTGTGAGGGCATTGACGGTGCACTTGGCTGGGGTAGCCGAGCTGTAGGTAACGATGCCTTCTGAGCCGCCCAAGGCCAAGGCTGGGCCAGCAGTTACGCCAGCGGCGATGCTGTAGCTCTTGGCAGACGGGGTGAAGGCGAGAACTGGATCAACCGGGAGCAGGAGGTCAACAGCGGTCTTGACTTCCGCAAGGAAGGCAGAGAGCTGGACAGCCGAGGGGTGGCGACCATTAGCGTACTGGTTGACTTGGACGTAGCTAACTGCCTGAGCCGCGATACGGCGCAGGTGATAGCCAAGGGCCCCGATGTTCGGGGACGAGAGGGCGCTCTCACGCATAGATTATCTCCTGTTGTATTTATTAAAGACGGAGCCGCCGCGTCCTCGCGGGGCCTCGTAACGGGTGTGGCCGAGAGGATCGCGCATACGATCCATGAGTTCCTTCTCGCGCATGCGAACAACGGCCTCGGCTTGATTGATTGCCAACTGAGCGACCCAGTAGCGGACAGCCCCTTCAAGGGCGTCTACTCTATCGTCATGGAACAGGGCGTTCCGATCACGGGTGATCTTACTCATCTGGTGGAAGAGGGAGTACAGCTTACGCTTGGCAGGCTCGTGTACGGCGGCTGTGTCAGTATCCTCTTGGATCACAGCCTCGTTGATGATTAGGGAGCCTCGGGCAATAACGGGCTCTAGGGTCTCGATGATCCTGAGCTCCTTCTGGCCCTTTACATAGTCATCCTCTACCGCGCATGTGTGATGCTTGCGGAGGATCGGGAGCCACACCGCGCTAAACGCGCCGTAGCCCATGTTCATTTCAATGATGACCTTGTTGACTTCCCAAGCCTTAGCCACCTTGGCCAAGGTCTCCATCTGGGCAATGCCATAGCCACCGGGGATGCCCCCGGCTGCGAGTACGAAGATATTACCATTCAAGAACCCAGTGACAGCGTAGGCCGTCTCATCCCCGTTCTTACCACCACCTGCGGGGTCCACGTACATTACAGTGCCTTGCAGCTTTGCAACGTCAGTAGACAGCTCGTGCGGTGTGTTCAGGAAGTAGCTGGTGCTATGGATGGAGTAGGCTTTCAGGCTTGCGCCTCCGAAGCCTCGGGTAACAGCCAGGGGGTAGTGGTCGCTACCCAAGCGCATGACAATAAGGTCCTCTACCTTCAACGGGTAGCGGAGGCTGTCCATGAGCTTCGTGTTGAGCATGTGCTGCAACTGGAAGTAGCTGGGGCCCTGATCGAGCTCCTTGGACTGTAGCACAGCCTCGTTGAGGCGGTCGTCTACAGCCTGCCCCTGATCCTTTAACATGCCACCGCCGTAGGCGAGGCCGGGGTTCAGGGTGATGCGGCGCTTGATATAGGGGGCCAGCATATCGCCATAGGCGGTAGTCTGCTCAGCCGTGGGATAACGACCGGGCCAGATGCGGACTGTGAAGCCCCGACCCGGCAGGGAGTTATAAATGGACTCTTGGCTCTGCGGTGTACCGAGGTAGATGATACGCCCGGTCTCGCAGATGGAAGTGAAGTCCCGCGTGAGCTCCATAAGGAGTTCCCGCATAGGGGCAGTCGAGGAGTTCTTCTTACTCTCAATATCATCTGGGATGAGAAGATCAGCCCGCTTGCCCTGCAAGTTGCCAGTAATACCGACGCAGGCCACGCTAGGGGACTTGTCCACGCCCTTGAGGGTGTAGTGGATATCGAAGGCCTCGACAGAGGTCCTGTCCCCGTTGGAGGCGTCTGGTCGCATACATGCTAGCTCGTCCAAGGTCATGAGTAACCGGACGATCAGGGTAGAGATTTCGTTGGCCTGCTTGCCGCCTGCTGACAGGATGAGGACGCGATACTGGGGGTTCTGGATCAGGGACCACACTGCGTAGATAGCAGTGATGGTAGTCTTGGCCTGCCCCCGCTGGGCCTGTACCATAAGGTACTGAGGGCCATAGGCGAGGAAGTGCCCGATATCCTGCTGGACCTCGGACACATCGAACCCTAGGTGCGTCATGGCTACGTCAAGGAATGTGCTGAACTCAGCATACTCCCGTTGAACGAGCCCCACCATTTTCCATCTAGCAATTGCGGCTTCGGGACTTTCCCGTAACGCCATTAGTTAGGTAGGCTTTGAAGGAAGCCCATGTGCTGCGTTGCATCCCGTAGGTCAGCCTTAGAGGCGGTCTTGCGGATGCGGTCCTTCATGATCTGTTCAAGCTCACCCAAGGCATTGCCCTCGGCTGGCTTACAGGTGATGTTGTTGTCTTTAAGGAACTTGGTAGCAGCTTGGATTTCAGCCGCACTAGGCGGGATGATCGTAGGAGGGAACACTTCACCCGTCTCGGGGTCAGTGTAGCCCGGAACCTCGCGGCCCTTCATAGCGATGCCGAGAGCGGATGCCACGGCGTCATGAAGCGCACCGAGGACATTCTCGTCAGCGGCCATTAGGCTTTACCTTTTAGGGCCCTTCGGATCAGAAGGACGATTTGAAGAAGGGTGTACAGCAGGGTGGCAATGAGCACCCAGTCTTGAAGCGACATGCCACCGAGAGTGGCCGCAGTTACGGCTAGCGGGGGAGAGGCTTTGGTTGCAGCCGCGATATACTCGCTGCTGTTCGCGTGGTCGGTCATTAAAGTCCTTATGCGGCTACGAGGCCGAGAATTGTTCCAGCAGCCGACCACACGAGTAGGTCGAGCCTTGAATGCGTTGCTGCCTTGATTGAGGCAACGGTAACTAGGGGGCCCTCCTCCGTGACTTCACGAAGCATACCCATGCCAAGGCCCGCCCATGCGCCGGTTAAAGCGCACGGGTAGAGGGCTAGGGGGAGTAGGGTGACGAGGGCGTAGGAGGCGTGTGCCGCTTGATCGAGGATCGGGCGCGCGCTCATGCTTGGTCTACCGGCAAAGGCTCATTGCCCGCCGCAAGCCATGTGAGATAGGCTTGATAATCCGCATTAGCCGGATCGAACGGGATAAAAGCCCGATCCGATAAACGGATGATGCAATCGGTCGTGGTTAGTTGATATTCGCTCATAGTTCAGCACTCGCGTTGACGATATTGATCCCGCCGCGATCCTGAATGAACCTGCCAGCCGTGTTTCCAGAGGTATTGGAGAATAGCACCCATGCGCCCAACGCCGTTGGTGCGGGCGAACTGATCGCGCACCCGGTAATTGTACGGTCAGCCGCAGTTGCAGGTAGCCGCGTGCTAATGGATGACGAGATGATGGACAGCGTTGGCGTTGTTCGCATGATGGTAGGGTATCTAAACGCCACGGAAAACGAGGTTGCACTCTCTTCCATGCCAGACCAGCCCGCCCCGACCGGGGCGTAATACCGCTGGCAAAGCGCCAACTGCCGCCCGTAGGACAGGTGTTCAAATGGCGTGGCTACCAAGCCGACTTCAAGCTGGACGCCCGTAACGTAGAAGGTCGCGGCGTTTGTGCCGACAACCGAGACTGTCCCGGTCACTGAAATAAAGTTGCCAGCCACCCACGCGCCAGCCGTGCCGCTAAAGGTCGAACCCATCCCCAACGAAAGGGCGAGGCCCAAACCTAAGCCGTTATTTTTCAGCCATGTCCCGCTAGTGTCGCCGGGGATCGTGACAGTTTTCTTTTCCCACGTATTTGCGGCGCTGATCGTATAAGAAAACGGATAGGAGCGGTCATTCGCGCTATTGCGAACACCGCCGCCGAATGTCCCGGTGAGGCTACACCGCACCCAAAACGAAATAGTGACGGGTGCAGCTTGCGCCGTTCCCCAATTCAGGTCGGCGCAATTCAAGCCCTCAATGCGATGCTCGATAGGGTAATAGTCGCCAGCCGCAACGGCATAAGCAGATTGTGAGGTGATGCCGAGGGAGTAATTGAAGCCGGTTGGATAGACCGTTTCCGACCGCTGCGCGATAACTTTGCCGGCGACGCTCTGCGCGACATACCAACGATCCGCGACATAGCCGTTGATCGTGTTGGCCGTTGCCGCGCCAGCATAACGCTGGTCAATCCGCATGTCGCCGTTGATGATCTTATTGCGGCCACTCGCCACCGCATAGCGGGCGTGGTCCGCGAGGTTTGTTGCTTTAGACATTATGCTGCCCTCACTAAGAAGCCGGTAAAGTTAGCCGTATTTACGGCGGGTGTTGTCCCGACAACGACGATGCGAACATCAATGTAATCAGTTGCCCCATTGAAATAGGCTAAGCTGGATACCGGCATACTGACGGCAGACAATGAGGAGCCAACAACTTGAAAGCCCCGCCTTAACTCGCTTCCATTTTTATAGAGCATGACAAGGCATGTCGTCATACTTGTCCCAGTCACAAATATAGAGGCGTCTAGTTGATGCCACCCTGCTATATTTGGGGTAATTCTGTAATTTGCTGTGTCATAGCAACCCGCGCTGTCGAACTCTTCTGCATTAATTTGCACGATTGTCGTTGCGCCAGAGGTAACACTCTGGTTCCCGCCTGTTCGATAAGCACTAAATGCGGCAGGCGTGACCGCAATCGCCGCAGCCGCAGCCGAGCCAGACTTTGACAAGCCAGCGCCAACCGTCAGCCCCGCATAGCCCACATACTTCCCGTCAGCTTCCGCCTTGGTGTAGGTGTTCGCCACATCGAACGAGTTATAGGCGATGATCTTGACTTCATCATTCACCGCTGCGCCGACCGCCAGCACCACCGACGAGGTGGTGGTTGCCGTGTAATCCGCTGCCTGCAGGACCGCACCGTTCAAGGTCACGATGATGTTGCCGACCACATAGGCCAGCGCAGGACCAGCCAGAGACGCGCCGGTGAACGTTGTCTGCCCAGCGGTCGCCACATATTCATAGACGACAAAAGACGCCACGTTCGCCGCAGACGCATCGACCCACCCGCTTGCGGTATAGACCCGCATGACAGCCGGGGCCGTGGTGCGCCAATACAGCGCCCCGACCACCAGCGCATTGCCGTCATTGTCGAGGGTTGGATCAGCCGCCTTGGGGCCAAGGTAACGATCATCGAAGTTGTCGAGCAACGCTGCTGCCGAGGCCGCGCTTGCTGCTGCATTGGTTTCGCTCGTTGCGGCTGCGGACGCGCTGGTAGAGGCTGCTGTGGCCGAAGCCGAGGCCTCACCTGCTTTAGTCGTCGCAATACCCGCCTGCGTGGTAGCAGTGCCAGCTTGCGCTGTAGCCGTAGCTGCGGAAGCCGCGGCCTCTGCTGCCTTGGTCGTTGCAATACCCTCCGAGGCGAGTGCTGCTGCTGCCTTTACAGTGGCCGTAGCCTCACTGGTTGCTGCGGCATTCTGACTAGCCAAGGCTGCTGCCTCGCTAACGTCCGCTGCTGCTGCCGAAGCCGCTGCTGCGGTCTGACTGGCTAAAGCCGCATCTGCACTTGCATCTGCTGCTGAGGCTGAGGCTGCTGCTGCTGCCTTGCTTACAAGGGCGTCGGCAGCGTAAATCTGGGCCCCGTTGAGCTGCTCGTTAAAGGCGTCAGTAAGCTCTGCGGCTGCGAACACTGCCTGCTTGGCGTTGGAGTCCAGATTGGCCTCGGTGATGCCTGCGCCATCTGTGAAATCTGCATAGGGGCCCGTAACTGGGGTTGCCCGGTATACTACGTGAATGCGGCCCGTTGGTACTGGGGCTGTAGTTGTAATAGTGTTTGGGCCAGCAAATGTGAACGGTACGTCCACGGCTGCGCCTAGGTCATTGGTGTAATAGGACTTGACGTGCGATGCCAGCAGGTACCCACCAGAGAAACTTATCTCTCGGGTAACTGTAACACCGTCGCCAGTGAACTTATTCATGCTGTAACGAATGCCGGTGTCGGGCATCGTACCTCCTGTTTCTAATTGTGCGGGACGGTATCAAATGGAAGGGCCGGAAGATTGCTCCCCCGGCCCAGTGTCTTAGTTCTTGTCTGGTTCCATCGCTGTGATGAATGGCACCATGTACGGGAGGTTAGCCCCCGGTAGCAGCTTTGGTAGTTTGGACACTTGCCCGCCCACGGTTCCCCGCAGAAGGTCATCTACGAGGCCCACGCCCGGTACGAAGCCGCTGGTGGACTGCCTGCCCACTCCGCCACCTGTGATGCCCTCAGCCGTAGCCTTGTCCATCACACCGATGCTGGTGAGGCCGCTGGTGCCTACGTCGATAACATCGCCTAGGAGGCCTGCGGACGAGGCGTAGTTCATAGTAGCCCGCGCCATGCCCACTGCTGACATGTGTGCATCAGCGTAGTCCTTGCGCTCCTTCTCGCTCATCCCTGCCATCTTGATCTGCATACGAGCAGCATGGATAGGGACAGCAAAGGACATGGAGCCCATGAGGATAGCGAAGGACTTCATAGCCCCGTAGTTGGATTGGTTCCGCCCCCACTGCTTCTCAATGGAAGTTAGGGAGAAGGTGCGGAACTGGAACAAGGTCTTGAGCAGATCGTTGTGCGCCCATGCGCCGGTTTCCCCGGTGTACGTGCGCTGGATGATCTGACCTGCCCCGCGCTCCACACTGTCCCGGAAGGTCATAAGGAGGTTAGGGTCCAAGGTGCCTGCGTGGAGGTCGAGCTTGAGGAGGTTCCCCTTGCTATCAAACTCCGCGATGTGCTCCATGTTATTACGGATACCGGCCTGCACCGCCGGGGTGAAGCCCATGTCCAGCAAGGCTGTGTCCTGCTCCCCGCGCTTGATGAAGCCGATAGCCTTACGGACAATCTGCTCTGCCATGCCACGGGTCTGTACCGCCATGATGATCCGGTGCCCGGAGGCTACGGATACCATGTGGCTACCTGCCCGGACTGCCTTACCGAAGCGGCCTACGGCCTCGTCGTTGTAGAGCTGGATTTCATTATCCGGGATATCGAACATGCGGGTCATCTGGTACCCGTCAACGCCCAAGTGCCCTCCCAGCGTATCAATGCTGTTAAGGATAGGGTTGTCTACGAGCTCACCCTTAGTCAGGGCGTCAATCTCCTTGCGGAGGCGGTTGGCCCCGCCGATGGCGCTCATTGCGCGCTTGAAGCCCACGGCTGCTAAAGCGTTGCCGTACTCGCCAAGCTGGGTGAAGCCCATGCCGCCCAGACGGGCAGCGGAGGTGGCAACCCGCAGGTTGTCCAGCGAGGGGTGTCGGACCGCACTCTTGTAGGGGGTGTTCATAAGTTCGGAGGCTACCTGATCGAAGGCATGCATCTCGTCTGCCGTAGCGCCTGTGCGCTCAGCGGCTTCCCGGATAAGGCCGAGGCCCTTTGCACCCAAGACGCCATACTGGGCCAAAGCCACCTCGCCAGAGACCCTGCGGGCATAGCTGCGGTAGAGACCTAGGATATCCTGCCGGAACAGGTCCCCTAGTATCTTGCCATCGCCAATATCAGTGAGCAGGTTCAGCTTGAGACGGCCCTTGGTATGGCCTGCGCCCCCTCGGCTGAACTTAGCGATGATATCCGCTACAGCGTCCTTGGGGAGGCCGTCCATAGCCGAGAGGGCCTCAGCTACAATGTCTGCGCCCTCAGTGCTGTGGAGGTTCATAGGCACATCATAGCTACCGTTGCCCCGGCGAAGTGCGCGGGTCAGGTAGCCCGTGGCCAGCTTCTTAGAGAACTTCTGATCGAAGGCCTTGGTGATCTTCTCCTTGGTAGCCTTATCAATGTAGCTGTACTCGTTGAGGTGGCTGAACTGGCTTGCCAGAGCATCCTCAACTCGGGCCCTCTGTGCGGTAGTGAGAGCCATGAGCTTCCGGGGATCAATCATGTGGCGCATGTAGCCGATGCTGGTGTCCCCAAGATTGGCTGCACCGAGCGTACCCATGTGCTGCTGTTCCCGGCGCATAGCATCCATACCCTTCTCCCAATTGGTCGCTGCCTTACGGACAGCGGGATTGGTATCGAACATGGTACCTTCTGCATGGCCCTGCCTACGCTCTACCTCGATAAACACGCGCCTATCGAAGTCCGCCTTAGGCTTGCCCGATAGGGCGCTGCTTACAAGGCCCTCTCCCTCGCCCTTGCGGTAGAGGTGGAATAGGTCCTCATGTTCAACCATGTGGCGGAGGTAGATACGTTCCCGCGTTACCTGCGACAGTGCCGCAGTACGACGACGACCGGCTGCGCCAGTGGTGCCTTCGAGGAGCTGCATGGCCGTAGCCCGCATGACAGCGGACTTGGAGCGGAGGAGCGTGAGCCCCGTGCTTTCTTGACCAACGGCCTTGAGCAGTCGGCCAGCAAGGGCCTTCTCGTTAATGGGGTTCGCGTCAGCCATACGCTGTGACCGGGCTACAATCTCTGCGACTGCGGCCTGCTCAGCAGGGTCCTCGACAGCGTGGAGGCCGTGAGCGTCTATGACAGGCTGGCGGGTAGCAGTGCTACCTGTGAGGAGGCTGTCTGCATCCCCTGTCATGAACTTGTTCTCGTCGCCAACATCAGCCAGCGTAAGGTTCAGGTCGTTCAATGACCGCTCTGTGTGGAGGCGTTCAACCTCTGCACGGAGAACCTGAGGAGATGCGTCTGGGCCTACGTTAGTAGTGGCCCGTACAATGATTTCCTCTGCTGCGGACTTAGCCGCAATGTGGTGCTCCCCGATCAGCTTCTCTGCTGACAGGTCCGCCCCCTTAGCCCCTAGGAGGGGGTGTAGGGCGGCACCGATGCCGAGACCCACTACGCCCTGCAAGAGGTAGTCCCCTGCACTCTGGTCCTCTCCTGAGTAATCCAGAGCCGCTGTTGACAGGACACCGAAGGCACCGCCCTCAGCAGCCATCGCAAGCATAGTGCCCCCGCGACCGGCAAGCTGGGCTACCTTAGAGGCACCGGCCCCGCCGATCCATCCAATAGGGTCCGCGATAGTAGCGGCCACGTTGAACCAAGTCCCCGTGCCGTTGCTGTTGATTACCTTGGTGCGCTCCCGCTTTAATAGGATACGCTGTTGGGCTGCTAGCAGGTCCCCACGGCTTGTGGCCGCGTCCCGCATAGCATCCCGCTCTTCCGGGGTCTGAGCGATGCTCTCCCACTCGTCCATGTTCTTGATGTACTCGGCATGGAAGGCAGGGTCCCCTTCGTTGTGCTCCTGATCCATCCCACGGGCGATCTGGTTTAGGAAGAAGTTCTGGTCAATCGCAGCGACAACCCGATCCCCGAAGCCGTACTGAGCCAGCTCTGCCGTGTTATCCATCGCAGCCGTCTGGTTAGCCTTATCGACAACGAGGTCCGGGGACTGATCGAAGCGTGGGGTAACTAGGGGCTTGCCATTGGTTAGCAGCGAGGAGAGCAACTGGTCTGGCTCTGCCTTGGGGTCCTTGGGCGTAAGGTTGGGGCCCAGAGGCCTGCGGCTTCCAAGGTCCTCGGGCTTTACGTCCTTGAGGTCGTCATAGGAGAAGTCCGAGAGGTTGATGCCGGGAGCGAGGGCCGTAGCCCCGTTGGCTCCTGCGGATACGATACGGGGGCTAGTACCTGTGACGCGGGCAACATATGCCGCTGTGGTGGCCCCATGCTTGCTCTTGTCTGGGCCGCCGATGTATCCTCGGACTGCGCCCTCCCAAGTCCCCGTGCGCTTCATATCATCGCGCAGGTGGAGAGCAGAGACCTTGGCTGCGTTCTCTGGTGAGGCGTAGGCGTCCACGCCGTACTTGTTGAGGAATAGGTCCCGCGTTGCGGGCATGATCTGGTAAACTGTAGAGGCCCCAACAGGGGAGACTTGATCCGCATCGGACCTTTCTCCCCTGCGACGGATAGCTCTCATGCCACCGGCAGGTAGCCCGTACTGCTTCTCTAGGGGAGCTTCGATAGCATCGTATGCGGAGCTCTTATGTGATTTGTAGTCGGGCGAATTAGCCATGTGGTTCCTTGTCTATTATTTGGAGGGGTCTGCCCCCGCCGCTATTTCGCGATTAATGCGGACAATGCGGTCAGTGGTGCTCTCGCCCTTGATCCTGCGGTGCGGTGAAACACCGGGAGTGAAGGCCCTGCCCTTAGCCACTCGGCCAGCGCGGGTGCGCTCTGAGGCTGCTGTGAATGCGGACAGGGGGATGATGACAGGGGGGTGATACCCCTCGTCGTCTACGGGCTGTACAGCTAGAGCCGTTACCCCGTTGCCATCCTTGATCCTGCGAATGTCGTAGTTGTCGCCATTGGCCCCGTCAGCGTGTCCTGCCTTAGTAAGCCACTCGTTGACGACAGCAGGGATAACCTCGTCGGCCTCGTCCTGCTGTAGATGCAGGGAGACGCCTAGGTTCTCAGTGCCCTGCCTGTTGGACCAGCCAAGCTGCCCGTAGCGTTCAAAGCTGCCGTTCTTCAACGCCTGCTCTTCAAGCTGAGGGACGAGCTGCTCCGCAGGAACATCGCTGTTCACTGAGAGCAGGGCCAACTGCCTGCCCAAAACATTCTGCATAGCGTTGAGGCCAGAGGCATTGAGGTTCTTACGGCTGAATGGGTTGATCTGGATACTGGTTCCCCAGACTGTGCGGGCACTCTGCCCAGACACGTAATCCGCGATAGCCTTCTTAGCTTCCTTGGTTGCCGGTGCTGCATCAGCGCCCGCCCCATAACGGGAGGGGTCCATAGCCTTAGCGAAGGCCAGCGAGGGGCTCATGGTAGCAGAGAGGGTCTTATAGGCCAGCAGCGGGGCGTAGAGGTCCCCCGTGTAGGCTGCTGCCATAGCGGGGTTCGCATCGTTGAAAGCCTTGAACCGCTGGAAGCCAGCTTCAAAGTCCTTGTTATACTCTGTGCCAATGCTGGCCTCGATGTTGGACTTCAAGCCCGAGCTTACTAGGCCAGAGACGTAGCCGTCTGTCTTGTACGCCTGCGTGATCCGCGTCAGGTTCCCCTGAGCGTAGTCCTGCTGAGCCAGCACATCGTAGTTGTTGCTGGACCCGATACCTAGGGCGAGGCTCTGCTTGACGCTGCCTGATCCCCAGGCTGCGCTGATCTGAGCGGCCTTGCCAGCGGCGTCTGCTGCTGCCTTGTCCAACTCAAACTTATCTCGCGCTGCCTGATCCTCAAGCTGCCACTTACGATCCTCCTGCCGGGTAAGGGCGGAGTGTACGTTGCTCCATACGGTCTTGCCTTCCCCTACTACTTCCTTCCAGTCGAATAGGTCTACGTTGAAGCCCGTGCGGCGCTTAACCTCGTCATTGATGGACTTGGCTTCTGCCATAGCGTCCTCAGCCGAAATCTTGCCGAACTGCTGCTTGAAGTGCAGGGCGTCGATACGCGGGCCCATCTCCATAGCCACAGGGGCCATAGCCCGATTGGCGTACTTCCCGATGGCGTCCTCTAGCTTGACGCGCTTGTCGTCAGGCAGGGTGTTGAGCAAGCCGCTCTCCTCGATAGCCCGAACTGCGTATCCATTGCCGCTCTGGGCAGTGTCCAACAGGAAGGTAGTGAGGGCGGAGTGGTAGCTCTCCGTAGTCATGCCCTCTGGGGGAGGGAAGATGGAGCCAACGAACTGGTTAAGGGACTGCTGCGCTGCGCCCGAGATTGCATCGTCGGGGGAGCTGAGCCCAGCGTTCTGGACTTGGATACTCTGCAATGCAGTACCCGATGCCCGCCATGCGGAGCTCAGGCTGCGTACAGCTTGGTCCTGCTGATAGACAAAGCGGTTCTTTGCCGTGGTCGCCATGAGGGGCCCGGTGGCTTGGATGATGCCACTCTGGATTTGCATATCCGCCTCGTTGTGCCCGGTCATGTGGGTACTGGCGTTCTCTGCAATAGCCCGAGCGGACTCGTTGGGGTCCATGACTTTCAGGTCATCCTGATTGTCCATGACCCACTGCTGATGGTCTGCAATAGCCTTCTGGCCAGCGTAGAACTGTGCGCCCTCCTCGAATGAGTTGGGACCGAAGATACTCTTCAAGCCCTTGTTGGACTTGTCTAGCTCGTCCAGAGCTACGCCCGTCTGGGCCTTGTTAAAGCCCTCATAGAAGCGGGCCTTCTGGTGCTTCTGGACGTAGGGCTCAACGATATCGTCAATCATTGCCCCGAAGTTCGTGGGGGCTGCTTGTGTGGGGGCGCTGGATAAACCAACGCCACCCTGAGATTGTCCGCCAATGACCTGCGCGGAATTGCTTCGCCCGCTTAACCCCGTGTTCGCCTGTGATGGGGCGTTCGGGGTGAAGGCGAAGCTATCCTTTGCCTGCTGGCGGGAGTCGTAACCTGTGGCCATTGGCCCTCCTTATTAGATGCTAAATGAGCGGTTCGGCATGCGGACCTTGATATCCCCGTCAATCTTCTTGCTGCCGAGGGCCTTGGATTTGGAGGCGCTGCTCCATTCACCGCTGCCGACCTTCTGCATTGCGCCGAAGCCCGCCTTGATTGCGCCATCCATCGCTGACCCTGCTGTTGCAAAGTCCGCGTTGTCTGCTGCGCCCTTGGCGGTCATTAGGCCCGTGCCGATCTTCATGACGGCTTGGCCTGCTGCTGGCCCACCGAAGTAGGTTGCGGCTGCTGCCCCGACGACTGTGGCGATGCCTGCGAAGGAGCCGAGACCCGGAGCCTTCTTGTGGTCCACGTATTGCTTGAAGTCCAAGTCAGCGTTGTAGGCGTTTACGTCCATGCTACCCACAGCATTGACCATAGTGGCCCCTCGCTGTGCGCTGGCATTGATGTTGTCGCTATTGACGCTGCGCTGGGCGTCCTCTTCCTGCATGGCCCGGTTCAATCGCATGGTGTTGTTGTAGGCCTCCACAGAGGAGCCCCCAACGCCTGCGGCTGCTGCCATAGCCGTGCTTGCCCCTAGCTCCTCCGCTGCCTGAATGCGGGACATGAAGTTCCCTTGGGCAGCAGCGTCTAGGTTGCGGGCGATGTTGCCCGAGATATCATTGATCTGACTGCCAGCCGCATCGAGTACCCGCTGGTTCCCGATGGCAGCGGAGCCCCTCTGCAATGCAGAAATGGCCCCGCTCTTCTCGTTACCGGACTTCTGGGTAATCCGAGCAGCGTCAATCTTGGACTGCTCGATGATGTGGGTGGCACCAGCGTACATCATGGAACCCATGTTATACCCTCTGTGTGCGGTTAAAGTATTGCCCGACCCACTCAACGGCGGTGATGGTCAGTGGTAGCCAAGTCCTAGCTGTGATGCTGTAGGAGCACTGCCTCGTCTCTTTACCGATGTTGCCATAGATAGAGGAGGTGACGATGGGCTGGTGGCCTACAAGGTTCGAGCTGTCCCCGAGGATACGGCCATTGAAGTCCGTGACTGTCTTGGTCCCTGCCGAGGAGGTTACAGTGATGTAAGCCCCGCCCGTGTCAGCGATAGACACCCGGACCCTGCCCAGCGTCAGCCTGCCGTCAAGGACGGCGTTACCGGCCTTGTCCTTGATGTACGGGTTGGTTGGGGTGACTAGGGCCTGATAGCCGATGCCTACCCAGCCGTCTGCCCCTGTGGGATAGTCCGTCAGGAACCGCGTGAGCCCCGTCAGAGGGGCACCCATGAATGGGCGGTACCCTGTTGAGGTAAAGGCTATAGCGGCCTCTGTTGGGTAGTTGTAGGCGTTCACGTAGCTTCCGGCCCCGCCGATGGCAGAGTACGGTCGCAGGCTATCCAGATATGGGTAGGTGGACTTGGAGGTGATGAGAGTGAACTGCTCGCAGGAGACCCACCACTTGTTGACGTTGGCGTAGTCCTTCCCCTCCTTAATCATGTAGATCAGGAGGCCAGTATCGTCAGGGCTCTTGGTGATCCCGATGACATGCCCCACCTTCTCATCCCATGTCCACTTGGACCAGCTATCGAACAGGCGCTCGGCATTGCCGGGGCCGTCTAGGTAGCTGTAGGCGTAGAGGGTGGTGCGGGAGGCAGTGGTGCGGAGACCCACGAACTTCGGGGTATCCAAGGCCACTAGCTGCACAGGCGTACCGCCGATGTAGGTAGAGAGCTGCTGCGACAAGTCCGAGCTCTCTGGCGTATCCGCTAGAGCCCCCGCCTGTATCTGGTGCAGGGAAGCCTTACGAGCTGCCCCCTCACCCTGCTTCTGGGCATAGAACACAAAGTTCCCGGAGCTGATAGGGTCAGCGTCCGTGGCCCCTTCGTGGGCAGTGACGCCTACGATGCTGGCGATCTTGGGGGTGATAGGTTGCCTACCGCTGACGGTGTACTGCCGGTTCTTACCGAACAGGACTAGGTTGCGGTCATAGGTTACGGAGCTTGATATAATGTCATCCTCGGCCCCCAATGAGAATACCTCGATAGGGTCGTCATCTGGCAGAGTTAGGATGGAGCTACGGAACCAGTCGAAATACTTACCGGGCTTGGAGAACAGGATGATGGTCCCGGAGCCAATGACCAAGCGGTCTTGGAAGCTGCCGAGGTAGTCAATCCTGTTGCCGAATAGCGTAGGCAGTGGGTTAGTCAGGTCGTCGCCAACGGGGTTGGCTGTGAACGTGGGCACCGTAACGCCTGAGAGCGTCTGTAGCTTGGCGGGTGTCCCCGCGATGTACAGGGTGCCTGCTTCGATAGTGCCGATACAGAAGGCGGCGTCAGGCTGCATCTTGTACCCGGAGCTCTCGCGCCATGCGACCTCTGTGACGCCCGTAGTGATCCCATCCTTGGCGTATGCCTCTAGGTAAAAGGCATCGAGGCTGTTGCTCTTCTGGGGCTTAACCTTGACCACCTTGCCGGGGTAATGGATAACGCTGACCAGATCGGCTGCGAGGATTTCATTCCCCACGCCCCGGATCAGGGAGCCGTCCCCGCCATCCTCTGCCTTGACTTCCACATAGAGGGAGTTGTCAATCATGACCGTGGAGTTGCTGACGGAGCAGCCTGTGACCCCTGCGGCAACGAGAGCAAGCCTGAGCTTCTCTGCAATGCTCTCTGGGGCAATGTCTGCTGCTGCCGTACCAATCCACTTAGTTACCTCGCCGTTGTAGGCGTTGACCCTATCGTTGACCTTCTTCTGGTAGTCTGCGTCTGAGGTGAGGAGGTCCGAGGTATCCAGCAGGGTTGGGTAGCTTGCGCTAACCGTCTTGTAGCTGGCTACGGTGGTGGTCCCGTTGGCCTTAGTCAGGGTGATCTTAAACGTGCGGGAGTACGCCCCGCCCCTCACCCACACAGCCATCTTCTGCAAGTTAGCAGTGACGTTGTGGCGGGCAGTGCCGGTCCATGTGGGGACGATGGTATGCCCTGCTAGGAATAGGAACCTACCGATGCTGACAGCAGCCGATACGCCCCCGGAGACGAGGGTGTCCAGCACGGTGTCCGTGCCCGCATAGGAGATGGGTACGAAGGCCCCGGTGGTCTTGTTGAAGCAGAAGGCGAAGCCCTCTTGTCCTAGGCTCTGACTGTCTGCGTCCGTGCGGTAGATAAGATCGTATTCGATCCCGGAGATAGAGAAGGAGAAGGGCTTGCTCTGGGCGGTAGCTGCGAGGAGCTTAGTGAAGTGCCCAGTTATGGCAGCGCCACCAATGGCCTCTGCTTTCAAGACCGAGCCGTGTCTGCGGGCAAGCCCGTTCACGGGGTCGCTAATCATGTTCTGTTGGGCCGTGTGCTGGCCTGAGCGACGATCCTGTGGGACCTGCTCAGATACGCCACGCACTACACTTTCATAGCCCCCTGAGACTTTCGCCAATAGGTTGTCCTTAGTAGATGGGGAGACCGCCCGGATTGGGTCGGATGCCGATGTTGTTTAGGAGGTTCGCAGTCGTCGGGCGGCGGATAAGGTTCACGTCCCGGTTGCGAATGTGCTCAGCATTCAGGGTGATGTATGCGTCCTTGTACTCCTGTTGGAGCATGCTGATTGCAGGCGCATCGCCATCGTAGTTGGTCTGAAACTGTAGCTTGGCGGAGGCCGAGATAAATAGCTGGGCCGTCAGCGGGAGGTCCTCGAAGTCCAGCATGCGGACGAGCTCAACTTGAACGTCTTGGGTAAATACCAAGCGGTCCTCGTTGGCTGGGGCATACGGCTTGTAGAGCCTGCGACCACGGGCGACGAAGTTAAGGGACCCGTTCACGGGATCAACCTTGATAGTGTCAATTGGGAGCATGATGTTCCCGGTTCCCGCATCGGGGGACAAGGTGACGAGCTCCTGATTGAACCACCAAGATTTAGACTGTTCTCGGAAGGAGGCGTTCCGCAGGGCTGCGAGGCAGGCCGGGACTAGATCGTGGTCCTCCTCAAGCGAGTTAAGCGGGGACTCGGACAGAAGCGCCAACATGTCGTTGACGACTGAGAGCTGGGTAAGGAAAGTCATTATGCTCCAAACGCAAAAAAGCCCCCGCCCCAATCAAGGGACGGGGGCGGGGTACGGGTTAGATTATGGGAGCCAAATCGCACCGGCATATTCTGCACGGTTCGGGGTGACTGCGTAGGCCAAGTGGCTGTCCACGAACCACGACTTGAAGGTCTTGTCGTAGAACACGTCCGAGGTCAGTGGGATGGTTTCACCGCTCAACAGGGCCTTAGCCGAGAAGGCCAGACCTGCCAGCTTGGTGAAGTCACCGTCATAGGCGTTGCTGTTCGCAGCGTTCGACAGGAAGTGCCCCGTGACGTTCGTGTTAGGAATGTTATTGGAGCTGACGACCGGGCAACCGAAGGCTTTGAAGATCATGGTCTGCATGTTGTTGCCGTCCGAGGTGATGTACTCACCGTTGACGATCAACTCAGCATCAGCCAAGGCGCGGAACTGCGCTGGACGCAAGGCGATGATAACATCGTCCTCACGAGGGCTGACGTCCTTTTCTTCCATCTTGACGAACAAGTCGCCAATAGCGGAATACATGCGGGCCGGGTCAAGCGCATCGCCCGAGGCACCCAGCGTGATGGTGGAGCCGCCGAAGTGGCCAGCAGGCTTGCCAGCCGAGCCATTCGAGAAGCGGCTTTCCGACAGAGCAGCGGCCTTAGCTGCCTGAATGAACATGGACTGATCGAGGAACTTAGCAATCTTCTTGCCATGCTCCACGCCGATTTCCTTACGAGCATCATACGAGCTCTGGAACACTTCCAACAGCGGGAGGACGTTACGAGCCAAGACGACCGTATCAACGGTGATCGAAGCCTTCGCGAAGTCGCTCGGGGTTGCAGCAGGTGCTTCACCCGGTACGAGCTTGCTCAGCGTGGCTTCACCGATTGCGAAGTCCGAAAGGGTCGTGGTGCCCACAACGCGCTTCATGTTGATCCAGCCATCAAGGACTGAGCGGCGGGCAATCGTGCCCTCAACCATGCCAGAGTACTGTTCAACCGCCAGAGCATCAACAGCACCGGCTTGGTTCTGCTGCATAGGACGGGTGATATTACCGATTACACCGGCAGACGAGAAAAGAGTCAAAGGTAGTCCTTACTTAATTTGAGGCGAGACGGCGCTGGTTCAGCGCATCGTACTCATGAGAAGAATTGAGATTATGTGAGCCGATCTTCTGCGCGAGTTTCTGTACTGCTTGTGCGTACTCTCGTGCTGTCAGTGGGCCATTGCTCGGCTGGGCCGCACCTGCGCTAGGCCGTGCGGTTGCTGAGGCGGGAGTGACTACGGTGCCCGCTGCCGTGTTATAGGCATTGAGGAGCATCGTGGCTGCTGCCCGAGCTTGGAGTGGGCCAGCCGCGAACATCGCGTTAATCTCGGCCTTCTCGGATGGATCAGCATTGGCGGAGGCCCATGCTTGAACTGTTGCCCATTGGCTATCGCCGCCCACTACATCGTGGACAGCAGCCGTGACCGCTGCTTCCGCAGCAGCCGTAGCTGTAACGGAGCGTTCCTCGGCCATCTTGGCCAAGGCCATCATCTGCTGCCAGCCTACAGCCTTATCGCCCATCGTGGCGAGGTGGGCTTCAAGCAGGGAGAAGTCCCCGTCTGCGGTGGCAAGCATGGCTGGATGGTTGGCGTCGATACCGAGCCTGCCGACAAAGGCGAGAGCTACATCGAGACCAGCATCGCCGGTAGGTTCGTATTCAACAAGTACGCCATCGGGGGCTGCTTCTACCACTGGGGCAGGAAGCGGCGCTACTGGTGCTGGGTCAACCGTCAAGCTGATTGGAGTTACGGGAGCGGCGCTAACGGGGTCTGCTACGGCTGGTGCCGTAGGTTCAACCACGGGGGCTGCTACTTGGGTCGTCATGCGGGTACTTGTCCTTGTTTAGCTTGTTCGATAGCGATGCCTGCGCCTGCGTCTGCGCCAGCCTGTGAGGCCATCATCTGCTGCTGCTGTGCGGCCATCTGCTGCTGTTCTGCTGCTAGTTCCTCGGGTGATTTCATATATGCTGAGACGTCGATACGACGAGGAGCACCGAGGGCGGCTGCGATCTTGGTAGTGTCCAAGCGTTGCAGAAGTTCGGGAGGGAGCTGGGCTACAGCGGCCATATCGGCCAGCCACATTTTAAGCTCTTCGAGGTCCCCGGTACGAGACAGGGCTTCTAAGCCTGTGACGATGGAGGGGACGAACTGGTTGCCGTCTACGCCTAGTCCTATATCCCGCATGAGCCAGTAGGCCAGCGGGAGTTGCAGATCGACAGCGAGGCGGGAGTATGCACCACCGAGGGAGGTTTCGAGCTCATTTGCGATGAGCCGGATTTCTTCCTGTGTGACACGTTCCGCATCGCGGACCATAGTGGAGGCCAGAAGGAAGCCGCGCCCGATCCGGGTGACGTATTCCTGTGACATAGCCATCGTGACTTGGAGGTCTTGGGACTTGCTGCCTTCCAGCAGAACAATGTCCCCTTCGGCCCCCGGAAGGGCTGAGCCGTTCTCGCTCTGCTCAAAGTCCTCTACCCGTGTCATGCCAGCCGGATTGACCAGCCAACGAAACTCGGATGCGAGGACCGCCCCGATAACTTGGGAGCGGGTTAGCGTGGAGAGGCCAGCGAAGTCCCCCTTGTAATCCTCAACAAGGCCGGTGCCGTAGTGGGCATCGTCCGAGAGGTCCCATGTAAGGACACGGAAGGGGAGGTCTTTCTCTGGCCACTTGCCGTAGAACTCTTGGCCTAGCTGGATGGCGTCCACCCACTGTACCATTTCATAGTCCCCATCGCGATTGCGAGTTACCCAGCGATAGAGAGTTACCTCCCGATCAGATGCGTACTTGGCCTTTGCGAACACGGCGTCTTGGACAGCGGGCTCTAGCTCATCGAACTGAACCTTGTCTGCAATGAGGAGCTCTAGGAGCTTCCCGGATGCAGAGCGTCGGGCAACGTATTTCTTAATCCCGATCACTCGGGCGTCCGCCTCAAGCGTCAGCAGGACGTTGCCTGTAACGATGAGGTGCTTGATTACTTCATATAGCTTGGGCCGCATGGCCTTGCTGTCGAGGAGCTTAACTGCTGCCTTCTCGGCCTTGGCCAACTGCTGCGCTAGAGCCTCGGTGTCTACACCTAGGGCCTCTAACTCTTTTGCGGTGGTTGCAGATGCGTCTGTGCGGAAGAACGGGCGTGATGGTGCGAACCCCGCCAACATGATCTTGTTGGCTAGATGGTTGACCGCTTGCGCCCCCACTGATTGGAAGTCCCTACTCAGCTCCGAAGAGTTCTGATCGTACCCCTTGGGGAGACAGAGCTTCGGCAGAGTGTAGCTGGCGTACAACTCGCAACGGGCAATGAAGCCATTACGTGCTGCCTCTAGCTGCTGGAACCTCCCGGATGCGGAGGTTGATACTGCCACTTAGATACTGATACCCGCACCATTGGTACGGCTCTGGAATGTAGACCGGACTGTCTTGCGCCGACCTGTGGTAGGGTCAAGCTCGGGAGCCGGTGTGTCAGTAGCCAAGGTTACATCAATCTGCTGCTGTGGCCTGCTGAGGGACTCAGCCGCTTGTTCCGAAGCCCGCTTCTGTGCGATCTGGGTAGTGAGGGTCTGCAATGCGCCCTGCGCCTGTAGGCGATCATTTGCGGCTTGCATCTCTGCTGCCTTTAGAGTGGCGGCTGCTACTTTTCGAGCAGCCTTCTTTCCACTACCGCACATATTATAGTTCCTTGCTGAGCTCGATAGCTTCCTGCTGGAAGCCTTCGCGTTGGTACATAGTGGCGAGGGACTTGTCTGACTTAGCCAGAGCTGTCCCTACTACCACTGACGATGCCCCGGCTTCTCGTGCGGCCTCCTCTAAGAAGGAGACCACATCAGAGAACCGCCCGCCAGAAGCTAGCTGCAATACGAGCTGCTCGGCTAGGATAGGCGTCTCGGAATACCAAGGCGTAAATATATCATATATTACTAGGTAACATTCATTAACAATATATACATGATCCATTAGACATAGGTTATTCATACCAATATCTACATTCATTATCTTATATATATGTTTAGTATTATTCTTTCTTAATCTATCTACCATAGTACTAAGAGTACTTCTTATAATAGGAAGATCAAGAGGGGTTACTTCACGATGAGACAACAAAGCCCTTTCGGAGTAGAACCAGTACGTGCTGTACACCGAGCATATATCCGGCTTGGATATCTGTGGTTGTTACAGACGGGACGGGTAAACCTAGTTGTTTTTCGAGTGCCTCGTAGGCCGTGGTGTTTAGTCTCATGACTGGTACGGCGATGTTCTGTGGCAATGAATGTTCCTTTGTGCGGGACGGTATCGAATTAGAAGGTAAACCCATCAGGCGAAGAAGTAGGTGGAGGATAGGACTTGGTTTAGGTCCAGATTACCTCGGGCCGGTGGGGTAGGTAGATCATAGATAGCTGCCAGTTCGGCTAGCGGATCATGGGACTCGTACATGGAGATGAACTCCTCACGGATAACCCTGTAGAGGGTGCCTGCGTCTGCGGCGTGGGTGCCGTAGTCATCGTGGATAGCTGCCAAGATAAGGCCCTGCTCAGCGGACTTGACTACGGTGAGTGCAAGGTGCGCTGCATCGTGGCTGTGAACGAAGTTAGGGGCTACCCCGTTACGGTGACGGCGAACGTCTGGGGTGTCTGCGTCTACGTTCATGCGGAGGAAGGCATTGCCGCATAGGTTGGTGCGGATACGGTGCCCCTGCTGCTCTTGGTAGCGCTGTGTTACTGGGAAGCCTGAGGGGGCGATCCAGCGGATTTCATCGTGCTCCCCACGAATGATCTGACGGGCGGCTGATTGGAGCCACTCCATCGCTTCGCGGGCC